TAAGATCTTCAGGAGCAATCACTTTCCAAACTGAATTAGTTACATCATATCTAAGACCAAAATCTTTATAGGTCTGTATGTATTCAACCATCTGTGTCTGCACTGCTGTTGGTAACAGATTATTAAATGTAGGGAATACCTGTATTGCTTGAGCACCTGTTGGTACTACTTGATTTAATTTAATTGGTCCACTGCCATTTGTTAAATTACCTAGACCACCATTAGTGCCATCTGCTAACACTTCAACTATTTCAGCATAGATATAGTTTTTGTCACCATTTACTGATGGAGATCCTGTCTGTATAGTATTACGTGAATCAAAGTACTTGCCATCACCTGCGGAAAATTTAACTATAGAACCTTGTTTTATATATTTTTTACTGTCACTAACATAAGATCCAACTTGTAGAATTTTAGATAGATCATCATAGAAGTAACCAGTTATACCAGCATCATCCAATGACTTGTTCCAGTAAGTATTTGTTACACCTATTTGTGCATAGTTTGAATAAAAATATTGCAGTGTTTCTTTTTCTGCCAGGAGCGGAATTATTTGATTTCCGATAACTTTGTAAATGTCACTGACAGTGTTAAAACTGAAACTAAATGAATCCAGTGTTTCGTCTTTGTACAACATGCCATCTTGACAGAATATATTTGTGCTAGAATATTTTCCAGTGTTGTCTAATACGTCAAGGTATCTTGAAATACCACTTGATGATCTGTTTACTGATTTAACTTTTAGTATACTGTTGAACAGTGTGTAAGGAAGGATATTATAGTCCTCTCCTGTGATCATTCTGTTTTGAGTATAATACTGTTGTGGGGCTTTCTGTCTAACTTCATCCATTGTTTCTCTGGATATAGCATTAGTCACTGTGTATTGTAAACTTGCTCGTATGTTTATCGTTTCAGTTCTGCCCTGTCTGCTGACATAGTTAATAGGAATTACAATTCCTCTCATTTCATTAGGCGTAATTTTGTATGTCAGTCCGTTTGATACTCTGTAGTATAATCTAAATCTTCCTTGTGGAATATTAGAAAATGACCCATCGCCAAACACTAGGTCAATTTGATCATTGGCACGTGAGTTGACTTGGTACAGATTTTTATTTGTTTCTGTATTGTATATAATATTTGTAGCACCAACTGCTGGAACGGCTTCCCATTTAGTATCTATTCTTCCATTTTGATCTAATTTATATAACCAAACATCAGTGTTGTTGACATTGTTTACATTTAATGCAAAAACTCTGTTAGGTATACTTTCTTGGAAGTTAATGTCTAAACTCTGTAGTCCGCCCTGTTTGAAATAGGTAAAGAATCCAGTATTGTTACTGCCATTACCAAGATTATCATTTTTGTATAATATATTAAATGATGAATTTGGTTTTGGATCAACTTCATAGATATATGTTTTACCTGCTGATGTTGGACTTACCATTTCAAATGATGTTTGTACACCTTCAACGGCTGAGCTAAACGCAAACGTTGCTGTCAAATTAGGAATTAAATTAATCTGATACTCTTGATTAAGAATTCCATTTAAGGTAGCACTGTTTGATGGCTTACCAATTGACTGTGTTGAGTTAAGGCTGGCATTTAGTACAGCATTAAATTGTTCTTGCCAGTTGTCGTTGGCACCGTCTGCCCAGTTAATGACCAGACCTGCAAGATTTAAGCCGTTGCTGTCAAATATTGTTTCAGTTGTACTAACTGAATCTATCTTTAATAATCCATTAGCAGGAATATTACGTTTAGGATTATAACTAATTAACTTGGCTAGTTTTAAAACTGAATCTCTACGCTGTGCTGTGTCAATGAAGTTTTCACGAGCATTTAAGTCACCACGGAAAGCAAGACTCTGTCCTAGGAATGCTACCAGATCAATCAGTGCAATGAATTCACTTGATTCAATAAAGTCGTTGAAGTCTTCTGGATAGTAAAGACGAAGGTAGTCCACCATTGACTTACGCAGAGTTTCATAATCATAACTCTGGAAATCAGCATTTCTAAATGTTTGATAGACACGGGTCCAATCTTCTGAAACTAATAAACTGTTTTGTCTTGTAGTAATAGCCATCGATATAATATCTCCTGATATTGTTTTTATCAGAATAGATTAACTGCTGTTTTAATTATATTGCTCTGATTGTGCTGGTTTGATTATCAAACTGTAGGCGCATTACGTTAGTTTGATTTGTTGAAAGATAGCGTAGTTCAAGCTCTACCTGTATGCCTTGTGAAAATTCTGTAACAATGACATTATCCATTGATACTCTTGGGTCATACGAAGCAACATTTTTAATGTCTGCCACTATCACTGATCTAAGATCTTCAGTTAAAGGTTCATTGATCACATTCCATATGATTGTGCCAAAGTTTGGTCTCATTAATTTTTCACCTTTACGGATATAGAAGTGATTAATGATGTCCTGTTTAATTAGTTCAAAGTCAGTGAGACGAAACTTGCGTTCTCTGCCAACTGTTGAAAAACCTTTATATATACTAGCCATATAGATATTTATCCTGCAAGTACACCTGGTACTTGAGGTCCTAACACCGACACAGCAAATTTACCTTTTTGGAAGTATGAATCTCCACTGGTACCATTGGCATCAACTCCGCCGCCACCTGATCGCCATGTTTTTGCTCCATTAGCACCTAATAAATGACTGGTAGCCAACATACCGCCAACTTCATCTGAACCCATATCAGCTGTGATTGCACCATTGGCCAGCATGGCAGTGTAGTTTTTCTGTGTGTAACTTAGCATGGTTGTTTCTTGTATGTTTTTATTTGATAAGAATGAGGATTTATCACTTATGCCATCTTTGCCAGTCCAGTTATTTGGATTTGATAAATCCGCATTACTAGTCACAGAGCTTTTAACATAGCCGGCATCAATTAATGCCTGATGTCCCATTTGATATTTTCCAAGATAGCCCAGCTGATTTTCTGCAGAATAATTACCACTTGATTCACTCTTACCAATCTGTGCCATATAGGCCGTTAGTTCTTCTTTGCTTAAATTACCAACAGTTCCGTTTGGCACTGGTTGATTTCTAAGATCAAATGTTCCTCCTTGACCAGTAACTTCTGTTCCTGCTAGAGTTTTAGTTACATCCACATCACCTTTAAATGTTGCTTGTGGTGTTAGTCCTGAATTACTATTTTCTGGATCAAAGAATCTTGCTTGATCTGCTCTTGGATAAGGCTCATGTGATGCCGCTCTGGTACATATAGAAGAAAGGGTTGCTGTTGGTTGCCAAAATTCTCCATTTCTAACTGTATCAGGTAAACTGTATGCTTTCAACGTTCTTACTTGATCAACTGATTCTGTGCTACCACTGTTATGCAATATTTGACTGCCTTCAACTGCTACTATGCCACCAGCTTTGATAGATATCTTACTGTCTGCATCAACTAAAAATTGTCCACCTATTTTGAATTCAGTTGAATTCAGACTGGTCATTGAGAATGTATTTTGTAGCATTGTGGTTTCGCCAGTTTCCAATTGGAACTTGTTAGCAGATCTCATACGTATCGTGCCACCACTTTCAAAATTAATGTTTTTATCAGAATGAAAATTCATTGTACCTTCTGTACGTATATGATATCCACCTTTACTGTACATTGTGATAGTGCCGTCTTTGTCCATTTCTACCCAACTGTTACCTGTAGAGTGACCTATGTATATTGATTCATTTGTGTCATGCAATAGGACCTGGTGTCCTTTAGCAGTTCTTAGTCTGACCAATTGATCTTGCCCCATTGTGGCGCCATCATCCATAACAAATGTATGCCCACCTTTACGTGATTTAACATCAAAATAGTTGCTAGGCAAGGTATTATTGTTTAGTTTGTTTAGATAATCTCTATCTTCTGCTGGATCATTTAATGGTCTTCCAGGTGTGCTTATACCAAATACATGACTGGGTGTTTCTCTTTGACTACTACTGGATATTGATCCTCTTATCGAATCAGTATCCAATCCCTGTACCTTTAATACACCATACTGTGTAACGTGTATAGGTTTAGATAAATTGTAAAATGCACTGTTGGTAACATTTTCTGTGGAATATTCATTAAACTCTGTAACAGGTATGTTAACATTACTAGTAAATTTGTTATTGCTTATCTTAACGTTGGTACTACCTGCTAATCCAGGTACCATGTGATGGCTGAGATTTGGATTTACACATGATATCCAAAATCCTCTAAGAGGATCTCCTGCTATGAACAGCACTATGACCTGTACACCAATGTCTGGTGGTACCATCCACATACCATAGGTATGACTTACACTAGTCCAACTATCAGATTTGTCATCTAGATTAGGATTTGTAGTATAGCCCATAAATGGACTAGCATAGCCCACTGTTCTCCAGTTCAGTGAATCATCCTCATCACCACCTAGATCTGGTATCCATACCTGTAGCCTTCCTGAACGTGTCGGATCTAGATTGTTTTTTACTATACCTATGTAAGGATGCGGATCAACTCGTGTGGCATTGGCTTCTTCTCTACGAAGATTTTTTATTACCTTGGTACCTGATCTATGATCTATTGCCATTTATTATTTCCTATTGTGAAGGTGGAGCAAGAACAACTTCGCCCTGCTTGGCCTGTGATAATGTAGATTTAGCCGCCGCAACATCAGCCACATATCTTTCTCGGGCGGCATC